CGTGCACGGCGCCAGCGGATGCCATCACGTTCAGGGCGACGGCCTGGGTCGAGGAGCTCGGATAGGTACATGCGGTTCGTCTATCGGTTCCCGTTTCGCAGACCGCCGGCGCGGCTTCCGGTACTCGACACCCTAGTCGTCGGACCGGTCGCGGCTGATCCCCCTCAGGATGTGCAAGGGACGCGCGGATTGCGATCGCGCGCGAGCAGCTGGCGCGTGGCAGTCCTGGCTGCCTCTCTTGTCTTCGCCACGACCGTCGAATCGGCACCTGATATTCAACAAACCCAGCCCGAGACCTGGACGCAGGCACCGCAAGGAACCGCTTCGCTCGCGCAAGGGTCTCGACAGTTCCGAGCGACCGCCGTTCGCGCGCAACGCTATTACCAGACGGTCACGGATAGCCCTGTTGCGGTTGAACCAGATACTTGGACGAGTCCGGTCGATGGTGTCAGGGCACTACGCCAGGCCCAGCGCGCATTCGCGCAACGTGCTCAGCAATCCGGCAATCTCTTCGATTGGCAATACGACGACCTGACCGATGGACCGCTCGCCGTCCAGCCCGACACCTGGACGCAACCGGTGCAAGGCAGCGCTTCGCTCTCGCAGCGATCGCGAGCCTGGCAGCGCACGGTCAGCGGCTTTGGTCGGCTCTGGCAGACCCCAGAAGACGTCACGACCGAACCTGAGACGTGGTCGCAACCGACATCGGGCACGGCGAGCCTCCGCCTGCGGACGGCCCTGCGTCAACGGCAACTCGTTCAACAGACGCCGCTCTGGCAGACGATTCCAGAAGATAGTGACGGGCCACTCGCGACGCAGCCGGACACGGTCGTGCAATCCGTGCAAGGCGCGCGCGCGATCGGTTCCCGCGCCACGCTCCGACAGACGCAACTCGCCCAACAAGCGCCACTGTGGCAAACGCTCCCCGAAGATCCGGTCGTCCTCGCCGTTAGTGATGTCTGGACGCAACCCGTTAGTGGACAGGCGAGTCTCCGGCTCGCGCAGCAGGCCGGACGGAGCCGCGCGGCACTCCTCGCCTCATTGCTCTGGACGACGGCACAGGATGTCGACGGCCCACTCAGTACCCAGCCCGATACGTGGGTCCAGCCCGTTCAAGGGGTCGGACAGGTTGCGCAGCGTGCGAGGGCCAAGCAGGGCATTGCCTCGAATCTCGGGCGACTGTGGCAAACGCCTGAAGACGTCACGATAGAGCCGGAGACATGGTCGCAGCCAATCCAGGGCGTTGGGGCACTTCGTGGGCGTGCCTCCCTCCGTCAGCGGCAAATCGTCGAGCAGCTCGCGCTGTGGCAGACCCTTCCAGAGGACGTGGATGGCCCGCTGGCGACACAGCCCGACCTGTGGCTGCAGCCAGTTACAGGAACCGAGGCGCTTGCGCGCGCCGCCAGGCGCTTCTCGGCACGCGTCGGGCTTTCGCAACCGCTCTATCAGTCGATCACAGACACCGGCATCATCGTTCAGCCGGATACGTGGACGCCGCCCATCGCCGGACAATCCGCGTTCGGCCAGAGTCAGCGAGGGCTCGCGCAGCGGGCGATCCGCGCCACCGCACTTTTCTCCTGGCAAGCGGTTGATCTCAGTACTGGTCCGCTGGCGAGCCAGCCTGACACCTGGATCCAATCGATTCCTGGCACCACCGCGCTCGCGCGGGCGAATCGTCTCTTTGCGAACCGCGCCATGCTGGCGCAGGCACTCGCTGAATCCAGTGGCGATACGCCTCTGGTCATCGAGCCGGATACCTGGAGCTCGCCGATCGCGGGCACGGCCTTACTCGGCCGCGCGAATCGCGTCCTCACGCGCCGAGCCGGCCTCGCCCAGGGCCTTTCGCAATCCGTCAGCGATTTACCCGCCGAGCCAGAAACATGGACGCAGCCGATCGCAGGTCTGTCCTCACTCAGATCCGCACAGATCGCGCGGCATCAACGGACGGCGCGTGTTGGCGCACGGTTTTATTGGCAGGCGGTTGATCTCACGGCAGGCCCGCTGCTCGTTCAACCCGAGACGTGGCATCAGCCGATCAGTGGTCTGCGCGCCCTCTCAGCGAGTCAACAGCAAGTTCGTGCCCAAGCTCTTCATGCGGGGTCGTTCCTCTGGTGCTCACCGGCTGAATCAGGCGTCATCCTGCCGGCCTTCGCGGATTACATCGTGCTCGCGCGTGCAGATGTGGGGACCATCGTGATACGAGAAGACGCGTCCGCCGTGCAGGCTCGAGCGGACATCGACACCGTTCCTGTCGGCCAGGACACCGCGATCGTGCAACCGCGCGCCGATGTCAATGAGGTCGATCCGTTATGAGCTTGACGGTAGAAGACGGCGCGCTGATCACGATGGATCCGAACGATTCCACTGTCTTGAATTGGGATTGGGGGGCGCAGCACCTGGCAAACGGCGTGACGATCACGAACAGCATCTTCACCCTCACGGCGCTCAATCCGGCGGGGGCGACCGGCGTGACGAAAGACAATCCCAGCGTCCTAGCCGGGAACCGGATCACGCAAATCCGCGTGATTGCGGGCGGCGATACCTCGCTCGGTCAACTCTTTGAACTCGCCAACAAGATCACCACGAGCGAGACGCCCCCGCAGATCAAAGAACGTTCTATTCGGCTCGTGGTGGAGCAACGGTGATGCCCAAGGCGGCCCTTCGGCCCTGCGCGCAGCCCGGGTGTTCCGCTGTGGTGGAAGCCGGGCGTTGCTCTGCGCATGCACGGCAGCAAGACACAGCTCGAGGGACCGCTCAGCAGCGCGGTTATACGTACCGGTGGAGCCAGTACAGCCAGGTATGGCTCACGGTGCACCCGTTCTGTGGAGAGCGCGCGGACGGCACCATGCACGCGGAGCACAGCCGATGTTGGCAAGAGGGTCGACTGGTGGCGGCTGAATGCACAGACCACATCATCCCCGTGTCTCGAGGCGGGGACTTCTGGCATCCGTCGAATCATCAATCGCTCTGCATCCCTTGCAACTCAGCGAAGGGAGATAAGTGACCCTGAATGCGCATCGTCGTCGGGATCGCAAGCGGTGCAGAAATGCGCGCGTCTGGCTCAATGGCGTTGAGGTTACCGACCGCTGCTTCTATGCGGATGGTCGGCGCGGGGTTGTGCGTTGCTATCAGGTCAATGCGGCGGGGAAGAAGGTCCTCATCCAAGGGCCTCGAGCTCCTTCCGATCGACTCCTCGCCACTGAAGAATTGCGCGGTCATGTGCGCTGGGGAAGGCGATAAGTGATACCCAGGGGGCCTCTGACCTCTGGAGATGACGGGCTCCAAACCACCCCGGAGCCTCAGCCGCGTGTGGACGGGTTAAAGGATTTCAGGGACTCGGAAAATCTTTGACACATGCCACGAGGAGGACACGGGAAAACGGGGCCCTTGCCGCAGGACGCCCTGGCGCGGGCCCTGCACGGCAGCCGGGAACGTCCACATCATCGGCAGAAGGGCGACGCCGACGCGCCGATCTTGGTCTGCGATCCGCCGCCGGGTCTCTCGAAATCAGAGCAGACGTTCTGGCGGTATTACGCGCCGCAGCTCGCCGCGGAGCGGAGACTGACGCTGAAGGCGAGAGATACCCTCGCCAAGTACTGCACGTCACTGGCGGTCGTGGCGGATCTCCGGAGTGCGCTCACCTCGAGAAAGCGCCAGGATGTTGAGCAGCGTTCGAACGTGCGAAAGGAACTTCGGCAATGGTTGCTCGCGAGTCGGCTGTATGAGAACGATTTGATCTTGAATCCCGCGTCTTCGATTCGTGCCCCGAAACCGGTGGGCGGAACGGGCGAATCGATCCCTGATGATCCGATGAGCCAATTCGACGAGGCCGATGATTCGTCCATCAACTAACCCGGTCGACGACTACGCACGGTCGGTCGTCGCCGGCGAGATCCCGGCTGGTAAATACCATCGGCTGGCCTGCGTCCGACATCTCCGCGATCGAGCTCGGGAGAATACGCCAGGCTTTCCGTACCGGTTTCTGTGGGAAGCGCGAAATGGGAAGAGACTGCTGCCCTGCGCGCTGCGATTTCTAGAGTTCGCGAAGCAAGCGAAGCATTACAAGGGGAAGCGCTGGGCCGGTCATCCCTTCGACGCGACGCCCTGCCAGGTGTTTCGGCTCGGATCGATCTTCGGCTGGCGTCACGTCGACACCGGTCTGCGACGGTTCACGACGGCCTACAACGAAATTCCCCGCAAGAATGGCAAATCGTTTGAGGCGGCGATCGTCGCGGTGTACGTGACGTTCTTCGAGGGTGAGCCTGGCGCGGAAGGGTACTGCATCGCGACCAAGGAAAAGCAGGCCAAGATCGTCTTCGGTGACTGCAAGCGCCTGGTGCTGTCGTCGCCGAGCCTGCTCTCGCGCATCGAGGTCAACGCCAATAATCTCCATCGGAACAAAACCGCGCAGAAGCTCGAGCCGCTGGGATCGGATTCCGATACGACGGATGGCCTAAACCCCAGCCTCATCATCACGGATGAATTCCACGCGATGAAGACGCGGGCCCTGATCGACGTGATGGAGAGTGCGACCGGCGCGCGCGAAACCTTCCTGAATTTCCAGATCACGACGGCGGGCGATGATCCGGTGTCGCCGTGTGGCGATCAGCACGACTACGCCTGCAAAATTCTCGACGGGGTCTTGGAGGACGATGCCTCCACACTGGCATTCTTCGCCTTCATTGCGCACGCCGACGAGGCCGATGATCCGTGGGCCGAGGCGACCTGGCAGAAGGCCAATCCACATTGGGGCGGCGCCGTAAATCCCGACGATGTCCGGAAATTGGCCGCGAAAGCGAAGCAGATGCCGAGCGCGGCCGCGGAGTTCAAACAGAAGCGGCTCAATCTCTGGGTCAACTCGACGGCGCCCTGTCTTTCGCTCGAGGGCTGGCGGAATGGGCAGTCGACGTGGGATCCGGCGGAGCTCGAGCACGAACCCTGCTTTGTCGGCATCGACCTCGCCTCGAAGATCGACCTTATGGATCTCACGCTGGTCTTTCCGCCGGCGCCTGGCCGCCCACACACGCGCTGGTTGCAATTCATCTGGACGCCGGCGG